TGCAGCTTGCTTGCGTGTATCAGTGTCGTATGAGACACCACGGTAAGTGACTTTCGCCATGATTTTTACTCCTAAAGTAGTTGGATTTTTAGCCCCGTTCCTTTAGTCATTTGCGTCCTCGTCGAAGGAGGATGAACGTACCCGTTCCGTGACTTACTTGCGTCCTGAAATGTATCAGGATGAACGTTATGTGTTAATACTAACACAGTCTTACTATATAGTCAAGTTTATTTGTAAAACCTGATACAGTTTTCTATTCTTTTAACATTTCATCCCTAAGTCTTTCTGCTTGTTCATTATGTTGGCATATTTTAGACATCCAGATGCGTTCTTGCAGACTGACTTCACCATCAGTGCTTATCATACGACAACAAATGTCAACTATTTGATTTCTGTAATTGGTGCTTAACATTGTCCAAGTAATTAGATTGTCGAGAATTTTTAACATGTTCTATTGCTGCTGGTAGTATGCCATATTCCATTCTTTGAATGGCTTTCGTTAATGATTCTATAGTATCATCTGGTAATATGGGAACCTTTCCTTGAAGAATTATTTCACCACCATCAAGTTCTTCATTAACATAATGGACAGTACATCCTGTTTCTTTATCACCTGCTTCCATTGCTCTCTCTACTACATTCAATCCTTTATACTTAGGAAGTAATGATGGATGTACATTGATGATAGGAGCAGGGAAAGCAGCAGGATTTTTAATCACTCTCATATATCCTGCAAGGACTATGAGATCTACTCTCCATACCTTAAACATATCTATCATTCTCTCTTCATCTTTATGAGGTATTCTGACATGAGGAATACCAAACTTTGCTGCTCTCTTAACAGCACCACATTGTTTAGTGTTGTGTATCATCAACACAACTTCATGCTTATTGCATATAGGATTTGTAATTATGTTCTCGAAGTTGGTTCCGTTGCCAGAACACATAACACCTAGTCTCATAGCCTGAATTTTAATGGAGATACTAACTCAACCTGTATTGGTTTGCTAAGTATATCAGCAAGTTTATGATATGCTATGGCAGTCATTACTTGCGGTGCTATAAAAGCAACCATTGCTACAACCCAAAAGAAATAATAATAATTTTCTTTGTTTTGTGTTCTCATTCTTGCAACTCATCTAATCTATATTGCGAATAATGAGGTTTCTCATGGTACTCTTTTAAGGCTTCCAACATAATCTCTTTTAATTCTGCTCTTTCTTTATCATCAAAGATTGGCCATACCTTAAAATTAGCAGGAGGATAGATTGGATTACCATCAGCATCACGAGGATATACATTGTCCTTACATCCCTTTACTTGACCACCACTCATCCCTTGAGTATCAATCTTATCCATCTAATGGTCTCCCATTCTTATCAACTAATCCGAGTTTTTTCACCTCCGATAGATTAGATTTCTTACGTCTTTTAATCCTCTTATATTCTTGAAGGAGTCTTTCTACTTCAGCAGTAGGTATATTGACAGTCAAATCCTCATCTTCCTTGGGAACAAATCCTTCTCCTTTTAATCCTTGTCCTCCTTGACCAGAATCTACATACTCATTAATTCCTTCCTGAATCTCATCACGAATAAGTGCGTTTATTTGAGCACGAAGTTCGTCATCACTTAATTCTTTACTCATACCTTCCTCCTCTTTTTCTTTTGTGGTGGTTTAGCACCCCATAAATTAGGTCTTATTGTACCATGTCCATAATCAATTTTCTGAACTACACCTTTACCATACCTATCATAATACATATCAAACACATTTGACATCTTCTCTGAACGAGTCACATCTAGATGTTCCTTACCATCTACAATATAAGTTACATTAAAAGCATCAGTAGGAAGATTCCTATCTAATGCCTTTTCTTGTGTGGTTTTTTCTAAGATAATATCACACCAATAGTCAGCAGGATTAAATTTTACCTCTTCTTTCTTCTCTTCTGCCACTGGTTTTTCGGTTGTTTTAGTTGCCATATCACTTACTCCACGTCATCTTAGGAAATGCTTGCTTAACATTTTCAATAGTAATATTATATTTGGTTCCTAAATCTTTATCCTTAACTAAAATAAGAACCTCTGCCTCTCTAGGATGAAGTCCACGTAGAAGATTAATAAACATCATTTCTCTACGAGTAGCATTAAGAGTATCGTTACCACCCTTCACAAAATGGAACAAAGTTTTCCATTCTCTACGTAAAGAAGTCTTACCTCTACCATCTAAGTCCTGACCAGTTGCTGATTCGCCTCCTGCTGCCTCTCTAGAGATGTTTTCTGATAGAGAACCTGAATACATATCCTGATCTTCTGCATCGCCATAGGGAACCTCTCCTGGTGGAAGTAAACTTACAATACCAGTATCAAAATTCCATTTTAAAATAGATTTAAGAGCATCAAACTCATATGCTTGAAGTGCTTTGACCTTATTAGCATTACCAACTTGTTTAGATACAAGATCTAAAACTTCAAATACAAAAGGAAGTTTGGGAAGGGAATTGATAGCAGGAGGTGCTTCTACGGCTACCGTTTTCTTTGCTCTAGGTTTTCTAGTCGTCGTCTTCTTCGTCGGGGTTGTCATGAGTTTCAATTCTTAGGGCTAAAATTTCATCGGGAACTAACTGTCCATTGGCATCAAACATTTCTGGATGAGTGTATACCACTTGAGGAGTCGTTTCATATGAATGCTGTCTTGCCATCCATCCTATCATACCTCCTACCATAATTGCAAGGATAGACACTAATGTCATAAGTGTCAACGTTACTACTAATGTTTCTGACATGATCGCTTCTCCAGAGTGTTACTTTTTTTTAATGTCTAAGGAAAAAGTAATCTCTTTATTAAAGAAGGAAAACTTTACCTCAAAAGTTTTTGATGTTGAGTTCTTCCTCCTATTACGTAACAATAATTCAACACCCCGATTAATTTCGGGTTTGTCATTATTTAGAGTCTTTTTTTCTTCTTCCTGGTCTTCGGTCATTACTATACCTCACTGCGTCTTCAAGAATACGACCTAAGTATGCCATGATTTTTCTTGCCTGAGGTTTTGGTATGTGACCATATGCCTCACGCAATTGTTTATGATCATTGTCTGTACCTCCTTTAATATATTCTTGCAAGTCTCTTACTTCATCAGCAAGTTCTTTTGCAGTAGAACTATGAAGGAAAGCATCTACTTCATTCTTTTTTGTTTTACGATACTTTAAAAACTCATAAAATTTTAATTGCATCTTACCTTGATACGCAAGCTCAAGGGCATGTTCAATCATGTCATATACAGTTTCAAAGTCGTCAAGTTTTTTCATCAGACTAATTTTTTCTCCTTAAGATACTGAACTGTTTCTGTACATCCACCAAGATTAGTAGAATCTATAACCACTTGAGGGAACGTAGATCCCTGACCAAACTGACCATAGAATGCATCTCTATCAAAATGCTCATCTAGTTTATAAACAACATGTCTTAACTTTGCTAACTCTAACACCTGTACCACTTTTGTACAATAAGGGCATCCATCTTTAGAATAAACAGTGAAATTCATACTACTTGTAAATTTAATTTAATAGTTACACTTAATCATTTATCTTTTTGCTTTTTCTCATCTTCCATCTCTTTCATGAGACGATCATAATCTTTCGCACCTTCTACATAAGACTTCTTGATCTCTTCAATATCCCAATCCAAAACATCCTCATCAGGTTCTAAGTTTCCGTGCATTACTTTTTACCTCCTTCATGTATCACAAACCCAAAGGATTGTGAAGTGTTTTCTTTAAGATTTATACCAACATCATCACAATAATCTGTGATAGCAACATCTGCTTGCTCATAAAATGAATCAAAGTTCATATTCCGACGTAGATCGTTTGCAATCTGATCTACATGTTCTACATCTAAGTCTTGACCGTTAGGTCTGTCTCTCACCAATTGATTAAGGTTAATCAAAAGTTTACAATCATTGTTAATCATTTTGTTACAGAGTGGGACGTTTTAGTTTATCATCTTTCAGGGAAATAATAATTCTATTATTCTCATAATCAGCAGAGAACTCAAGTTCTACATCATGAGGCCACATAAGTTCCTCATATAAAGCATTGAGTCTATCCATGTCCTCATAGAGATCATTAATATGATAATGGTCTTCATCCATAAGATTAAAATGGGGTTAACTTTAATTAGTATATATTTAA